GTATTATTGATTGTTGTTCTTTCCATTTACTTTTGTATATATAACTATAAGAGAGAGAGAGGAACTTGGCTTTTTTTTAAAGCGTGTGCGTTTCTGTATAAACTTTTTATAAAGAAGCACGTTGTGTTATAACCCAGGACGTGCGTCAAAAAACCAAAGGCATTTGAATAATCTATATATAATGCCGACCTGCTACCTTGAAAACAAAAGCCGACCAACTCGGTCAGAAAGGGTACTATGAGTAAATCAAATATACCAACTTTTCGTTGGGACAATATCCACGTTCCTTCGGAGAGTTTACCAAAGAACTTAGACTTCAAGTACAGATGCAGTATCTGTGATAAGAAGATACCTAAGAACAATAACTTCTGCTACCAATGCAGAAAAGAATATCAAGTCAATCAAGATGGTATATTCAAATACAACATTGATAGATACGAACGCGAGAGACTTGCTGAGAAAGATAAGATATACAGGGAAGACAAAGCATACCCCATACGTTGTACTTTATGTAGAAAGAATAGAGTACGTAGAGATGGTGGTATCTGTGTAAGATGCCTTAAGTTCATAGGCGTTCTTGAGGAGGATTAATGAATATTAAAAGACTATATCAAATATTCTTAGATAAATTATTTCTAGGATTAAAGATAAGAACTTACGTTAGATGGAAAATGAAAGGAATTATCTGATGAATAGAGCTATGCGTAGAGCAGCTAAATCTAAACGGGGTGGTAAGAAGTATATGCAGACTACTGCATATGCTAACTCCGAGATTAATTCTGTATTCAGAAAACCTAATATGCGTCAAAGCCTGAGGCGTAAACAAGGTACAAAGACATTAAGAAATCAGGCGACAAAGGAGGAATAATGCCAGGTATTAATTATACAACGTTCACACCTGAGGAATTTATTGATGGAAAAATTCTTGAGATGAACGAGGCAAACGAAGTATATAGAAAGATGGCTAAGACTATTGGAGCTGATACTACTCAAGCTGATTCAGTTATGGGTAGAGGAACTGAGAATAGATTATTGCTTAGAGCTATATATCAAAGACTAAACGAAGTAATAGGGGAGGAAGAATGAGTACTCCTCTAGAAGAACTACAAGAAACAGTAGAGCACCACTTGAATAATGTACATAATCTTATGAGGATTATACAAAAGCAACGTGCTGACTTAGACTTAGCTTTCGGGTTGATGAACTCTGAACAGCAAGAAGTCTTTATATCTACTGTAAGAATTGCTGATGAACAAGCTAAAGAAATTAAAGATAAGTATGAGGCTAAAGATGTGGACGAAGAAGAGTAAGTTCAATCGCAAGAAACCTCAGAACAAGAGGACAATACAAATAGATTATCATTGTACAAAAGATGAAAGGGAGGATGATGATTTGTGACAACTGCCGACAGTCAGAGTATAGTAAACTAGCTATACATAGTAATGTCAAGTCTTCAGTTCACTACATAGTGAAGTGTTGGACTTGTGGTTACGAAACAGTAAAGAAACTAAATACAAAGATGAGAGGAGAAACTTATGCCAAAAGCATTTGATGCGTTTGACGATAAGAAAACAGTAAAGGATACTGTTGCAAAGAGAGAATATAATGTACGACAATTCGTACATACAAGTAAAATGATTGAGCCTGATAAGCTCCAGGATGCAGAGGACATTGAGGTAAGAGACTTTACCTTTCAAGCAGGTTCTTATCCTGAAGCTATGGGATTAATGCTTGGTGATATGGTACAAAATTATGCGTACAATATGTGTGTAAAAGTATTACAGACTTTCCACGAATGGTTTGAAAATTCAGGACAAGTACTCACAAATGACGAAGCATTAGAGATGCTCAGGGGAAATAATATTATCACAGATGATGATGATATTGAAGAGATAAAAGATAGAATAAAAAACAATTGGCACGAGGTAATGATACCTGCAGGGTTCGCTGTTGACGTGTTAACAAAGATTGTTTCTAACTTTAGAGATATGGATAACTTATTGTTTTGGCAAGAGCCTGAACTAATAATAATGGGTAATCCTAATCTTGTACAGAATATGAATATCACTGCTGAGACACTTGATGATAAAGCAAAAGATGGAGTGAAGGATATAGAAAAATTTCTAATAAACTTCACATCCAAGAAAGCAGAGGAAGAATGAGTGTATACGAGTTCTTTGATGAGAACACTAAGTCATACGATAACATACTATCGGTTGACTTTAGTTTCCCAAGTAATGTAAAGTTAGAGGACGCTGTAAAGCAGATTGATGCTTTAGTATCCCTAGCAGATAACAGAGATGACATTGAGTTCAGTGAACACAGTGCATCTATATATGCGAAGACAACGTTATCTGATGAAAGTTTCTACACATAACGAAACGCATAACTGAGCTACTTACAAGTAGGGGTAGGTTTTCGTACCCTGTTCACCTACTACCGAAGTAGGTAGCTCGTACTACACGGGACGCAGCCCTTTCTGTGATACGTGCACTGACACTGTTTCGTGTAGTACGAGCTACTTACAAGATAGAACCCGTATGCCTCACGGCTAGATATATCGAAGTACGATACAAAGATAGCCCGTACATTGACGCATATTGTCTCAGACTTGTAGGTAGCTTGTAGCACATAAGGTTGTAATACCTTAGCTAAGGAGTAAAAAGACTAACAAACTTTCCTTGTGTGCTACAAGCTATCTATATAGGAGGAATGTATGATAGAAATGATACAGTGGATAATCAATCCGATTGCCCACAGAAGAAAGCAAAGGTTATTTGCTGAGGCTATGTATGAAAAGAATAAGAAAGTTCACGAACAAAATGGATTTTTCTTTATTGATACATTAGTAGACAGTGGATTGCCTGATGACTTATGGCTATGCGACTTGTGCAACTGTGAGATAAACGTTGACCTACGCATACCAGTAGTAGATAACCTAGCAATGTGTATGACTTGCTATGGGAAAAACAAAGGATACATCACACCAAAAACAATGGAAGGTGATTGTACCCTCGAGTGTTGTGAAATGGAGGAAAAATATGCAACATAACTACCGAGTGGAGACACACGAGTACAACTATCTTGTACTAACAACCAATGTCTTACAGACATTGAATGAAGAAAGTATAAAGAAAGGTTACAATCGTAATCTCCGTAGAGGTTTCTTTGACGCTGCAGCAGGTGTTAAAGATGCTGATGAAATAACAGACAGAGTGGCTATTGATAACTACCCTGTTACTTGTGTAATGGCTATGCCACACTATCACAAGCAAGGGAAACTAACAATGCCACACGTAAGAGCTATGTTCAATGTACCTACTGTACCAGTAACTAGCATTGGAAATCCTCTTGATTTTAAAGAAGTCAAGTGGGAACAAGTTCTGATAGACATACCAGGTGAGACTTGGGAGAACATACCGACTGTTCGACCATATGCTTGGATTGATGTTCCAGAAGGTAGCTCATACGAGAGACAGATATATGAACAAGCTGAGGCTAAGTTCAAAGATGATAGTAAAGCAACTATAGAAGATATAGAAGATTTTCTATCAAATTCAGAGAAAGAGTTCTTTAATGATTACGCAAAGAGTAATCAAGAAGAAGAGTAATACAAAGAAAGTGAGAAGATAATTATGAATAGTTGGGAACTATTTAATAAAGTGATAGGTACATCTGACAGGATTTTACTATATGGTAAACCTGGTACAGGTAAAACTTATCAAGCAACAAAAGTAAACGTGCCTGAAGGCAAAGAAGTATACAGTACTACATTGACTATAGATAGTACTGCAGCAGAGATGGTTGGTCATTATATTCCAAATGAGGCAGGTACCTATGATTGGAATGATGGCTTGGCTATACGTGCTTGGCGAGAAGGTACAAGATTAATTATCAACGAGATTGACCACGCGGGTCCTGATGTCACATCAGTACTTCACGCAATCCTTGATGATGCAGACATTGCTAGGTATACATTACCTAACAGCAAGAAAGAAACTGTGAAACCTGCTAAAGGTTTTACTGTTATTGCGACTATGAATGGAACGCCTGATATGCTACCTGAAGCATTGGCTGACAGGTTCGGAGTTAAGATTAATATTAATTCTGTACACCCTGATGCGATTGCTACACTACCTGAAAACTACAGAGCAGTATATACAGAGAGAGATGAGGATGACATACCTATGTCTATTCGTGCTTGGAAAGAATTTTCTAAGTTGATAGATGCAGGTGTAGACCTTAGAAGCTCTGCAACTGTGTGCTTTGGTAGAGATTATGCTGATGACGTTATTGATGCCATAGAGCTACAAGATGTTTAGGAGCAAATCACTGAAGAGAAAGAGTAAGTCTGATGGCTTACTCAATCTCGCGTTACAAGATAGAGAGTGGTTAATTAAAACTGAGAAGGGTGAATACAATGTAGACCAAGACAGCAAAGATATATTGTTGCCAGTCAAGTTGTCTAACACTCACTCAAATAAAACATACAACAAAGCTATGAAGATACTAGCCGTTGCTGATGCTAAGTATGGCAAAGCACCAAAGATGGTTGGTGTTAAACATCTTCAACCTTACTACATAGATATGGCAGTGCAGTTATCTGTTTACTGGTATGTAAACAAGAAAGCATTTCCACAGTTTGATATCCCAAGAAGTTTACAATTCTATTCTTCTTGGATGGACAACGAAGGTAAGTCTGAGGCTATTATTAATATGGTCAAGAATAATTCAACATTGAGGTTGATAGTCAAAGCAATGATTAGTGACCCGTGGTTGGCGTTATACGAGGCAAGGTACAAAACTAATATACCTTACCTGATGAAAGACAGTGTTAAGTATAGTACTTTCTCTACGTTAGATAAAGGAGAGATGAACACACGTGGTAACGAGCTATGCAGAATTGTAAATACTGCAGTTGAAATGGCAATGAGTGTACGTAAGGATGCAAAGAAATATCCTACAACAAAGATAAAAGAAGTTGCTCAGTACTTACACGATATGTGTGAAGACAATAACTTCTTGTATGCGACTATGCCTAGTGAAACTATGACAGGTCTAGGGGATGTTGAGATTGATATGATGGGGATGAATGATTTCTCAGATGCAAACAACAGCAACCTTGAGAATGCAATGACTAATGCTATGAGAAGAGATGGTCAAGATGTTCGTTGGGCAAGGATGGAGATATCTTATCCACTGCTTGAGAGGTCTTTACCTAGTAAACTTATGGGTAAGTCAAAGAAGTATAGTGATATGGGTGTTGCACCTAGAGCTATGCATAGAGACTTAACTGATAAGAAAGTATTTACTTCTAAGAGTAAAAGGAAAACAGGTACAGTTCTTATAGATGTGAGTGGCTCTATGTCATTTACTGAAGAAGATGTACAAGAAATCATTGAGACATTACCTGCTAGTACAGTAGCTATATACTCAGGTGATAGTGATGCTGATGAGAAAGAACCTAGTCAAGTTAAAGGTACGCTACGTGTTGTTGGTAAGAACGGTAGATACGTTAAGTACATACCTGAACACGGGTACCATAACCTGATTGATGGTCCTGCTATTGAGTGGTTATCAAGACAAGCCGAACCAAGAATACTTGTAAGCGATTTACAGTTTACAGGTATAGACTTTGCTAATCCAAAGCGAGGTGAGGTAAGTTGCTCAGCAGAACTGATTACTGATTGTATGAAGTTGATTGCACTTAAGAATATTATACCTATTCCAAATATAGATAAAGCAAAAGAATGGGTGTTGAAGTACAGAAATGCTTAGGCAGTGAGAGCTTAATATATTATAATATGTGTTAGGCTTTTACTCACTTTGTGCTTAACACATTAGAAGGGGATACGGACACGCAAGTGCTCGTGTCCCCTTTTTTTTTGGTCTTTATACGCGTGTGTATTACACGAAAAAAATTTTGCTTTCCTTACGCGTGCGTATACTTTCTTTATTTTCTGCACACTTTCGCAAACTTCTGCTAATATTATACGTATGAGTAAGAATATAAACGAACTTCTCAATAGTGTCGTTACAAATACGGGAAAGTGGTACGAGAACGTGTCATCAGAAGTGCAAGAATTTTTAGATGGTATTGAAGAATTAATCAAACAAGGTAAGCAAGTTAATTCAGTAACAATCAGCGATATTCTCGGTGAACAATTCGGAATTAAAATAACTCCAACGAGTGTGAGAAATTGGCTAAGAGAAATAAAGAAGAAATAGCAGAACTTCTCGCAGAAGTTACTGACAGCAAATACGCTGAACTCAAGGCTACCAATGAAAGATTACTCAAGAAGATTGACAAGCTCAAGGATAAGAAAGCTGATTTAATTGACGCAGTATATACTGCAGTGAAAGATGGTATATTATCTTTGGACTTACCTCCTGTTAAACCACCACCTAAGACACGAAAGACTGCAGGAGAAGAGCTATGTGTACCACTTCTATCAGACATACAGTTAGCTAAGACTACGCCTACGTATTCCACGAAAGAAGCAGAAGAGAGAGTTATAAGATACGCACATAAAATCTCAGAACTAGCCCGTCTTCAAAGAGCTCATCACCCTGTACGTAAAGCTGCAGTGCTATGCCTAGGTGACATAGTGGAAGGTGAATTGATTTTTCCTGGGCAGTCTCACTTGATTGATGCAAGTTTATACAGGCAAGTTACTGTAGATGGTCCACGTATCCTGCACAAATTTTTCTCAATACTGCTACACGAGTTTGAAGAAGTAGAAGTTTACTGGGTGATTGGTAATCACGGAGCACTAGGTGGTCGTTCACGCAGGGATTACAACCCTGAAACTAATGCTGACCGTATGCTAGGAAAAATATTAGAGACAATGTTTGCTAATGAACCACGTATAAAGTTCATAGTTCCTGATGGAGGTAATGAACGTAACTGGTATCTAGTTGCTAACCTAGGTGTTAAAGCAAAGTTTATGTGCTTTCACGGTGACCAAATCAGAGGTCACGCAGGTATACCTTGGTATGGATACAACAAGAAAATACTAGGTTGGAAATCTTTAGCAGCAAATGGATTGATGGAAAACTTTACACACGCAGTGTGTGGTCACTATCACACACCAACAACAATGTATATTAATGATACGCGTGTGTGGGTTAATGGAAGTACTGAAAGTTATAATACATTTGCACAAGAACAGTTAGCAAGTATGGGTAGACCTTCACAATTCTGCTTGTTTGTTAAACCAAACAAAGGCGTGACTGCAGAATATCTAGTAAACTTAGAAGAGTAGTTATGTGTTATTATTGTGGTCAACACTTGCGTATACAAAATGCAGTATTAGTATGTGTAAACGTATTATGTAAATTGTTCGGTTATGAACAAAATAAAAAAACTATAGATGTAGTATTAAATAACAAGGAGGAATTATGGGAAGATTCAATCTAAACGATTATGAAATGGTGGAAGATAGGCTCAAGTTATTTTGGGCAGATTATCCAAAAGGAAGAATAGAAACAAACGTAGTACACATTACTGATGATGGTACTTCTGTAACAATCAAAGCAGAAATATTTACTGATGTAAAAGAAGTACTACCAATCTCTACAGGTATAGCACAAGAAACTAAAGGTCAAGGTGGACCTGTTAACAAAGATGCTTGGGCTGAAAACTGTGAGACATCTGCAATAGGTAGAGCATTAGCTAACTGGAAGTATCAAGGCAAAGATAAGAAACGCCCGAGTAGAGAAGAGATGAGTAAGGTAGGCAATGAAACCTCAGAACCCGCCCAAAAAAAATCTGAACCAGTATCTAAACCAGTCGAGGGTAGTCCTGTAAAGGCTATCTCAGACGCAGGATATGGAGAACGTAAAGGAGATAAACACCCTACTGGTGAGTTAGCCATAGATGATACAGGTCTATTGTGTCCGTGTGGTGGCTCTGTTAAATACTTTACTGATGCAGAAAAAACAACACAAAGAAGTCCTGACTTTAGATGTACGTTAATGGGTAAGTGTACTGCAGGAGACACTGTAGATGGTAAAGTATTTGCTAAGTCTTGGTGGATGGATAACAAAGCTACACCAAAGAGTTGGCAAGATTTTGCAGCAGTGTCTAATGGTATGACTATACCTGAGCCTAAATCATTAGATGATATTAAAGAAGGCGAAGCACCTTTCTAATGTCACACCCCGTACCTGGTATGGAATACTTTTGTCAAGATTGTCTTGAAGAAATTATTGAATACCACAAATGTAACTAAGCAAGAGCCGAGGTAGAAAGGATAACACCCTCGGCTTTGCTATTAAATTACTTGCTTACTGATTGTTGTGAGCCTCCACCAATTTGTTTCTTGGCATAGGTTTTCACAACAGCGAGTGCAGCAGCACCTCCTGAGAGGGCAGCTAACTGGACTGTTTCAGCTTCAATACCTACAAGTGGTGCTACTGTTAAAGCACCAATGAAGGCTTCCACGAATGTCCATACAACACGCTCAAGCATATCTTTGAGTTCTTCGCTCATTTTATACTCCCACGATTCAGACCAAGGTGTCCACCCCACATCCTTCTTGAACGTGCCGTCTTGGTTTCTTGCTCTTTTAGATTTAATAAATCCAAACATTATCTTATTATCCTTCCTCTTAACATTGCTTTCGCCTGTATGACATTGCCATTGACTTCAGCAATCTCTTCTTTGATTTCATTAAACTTATCCAATACAGTTCTAGTCAACACAACATCATCAGTAGAGGCATTAGACAATGGCTTCTCTAGTAACTTAGTTATGGTTGTGTATTCAATGCTTACAGATTTACCTAGCAATAATTCTTTTGCCACCTTACTATATAGTTTTTTGTAAGCCACACCGCTATGGCCGATAAACCCATCATCACTTATATCTAAGTCTTGTTGACTCTCTCCGACAATAAGACAACCTGATGTATGCTCATCTGTATTACCTGCGTGTATAAGTATGTAGGTAAAGTTAGGTACGTCTTGTAAATGCAACATACCATAGTGGTCATTGCCATATCCTTTCTTGTACTTCTCGTGGAATCCACCAACACTTCTAAACTTTATGTCGTATGTTCCTTCAGGAATGCAGGTTTCATGCATAACTTTTACTGCTTGATATTGGTCCTCTAGTGTATAACACTCAAAAATACCATCTATAAA